CCGGACTCATGCCTTGGTAGCAGCCATCCACAAATTTCATGTCGGCCATCGGAAAACACAGGTTGTCACCGGATCGATACGGGGTGGGAACCAGGACACGAACCGTCGCCGTGATGCCACGGCATCCACAACATTCATCCGATTCGCTTTCGCTTGGGCTTTCGGACTCGCCGGACGATTGGTCGCTCGACGATTCCTCCTCCGACTCGCTTTCCGAACTGGATGATTCGGACGGGCTTGATGAGCTTTCAGACGGGGAACTACTACTGTCAGACGGACTCGACGAATCGCTCCAACTGCTGGAACTGCTCGAGTCGTCTATCTCGCAGCAGTTGCCAAGCCGCACAATGGCCCAGCAGACGCCGCTGTTCTTCTGTTTCCAAAGGATCTGCGCCGATCCGTCGATGCACGTTTGCAGGTAATCGCAGATGCCCGGTTCGACATCGCAGCACGTATCGAGTGGGTCGTCGATCCGGAGACGAACGACCGTCACACCCGCGATCACGGCGCGTGCGATCTTGTTCGCCCCCACGGGCTCCAGCAGGATGACGAAGCGGCATTTGTGCGCGGCGGTCGGCTTGACGCCACGGAATGTGGGTCGTCGTTTGAACTCGATCAGGTTGGCTTCCGGACGGATAATCGGTTCCGTCACACCCAGCACATCGAACCGGTTGCGATTCTCGCCCGATTGGTTGGAGACCAGGATGATTCCTGAGTCATGGAAGTACGGCTCGGGCGTCGACCGTTTGTCGCGCTGGCGATCCTTGAAATCCCGCGCCGCGTCGACGAACGAGTTAAACGTCGCTGCGGGGATTTCGAGCTTCTGCCCGGATTGCACTTTTCGGAGATCGTCCATGCTCAAACCCCCAGACCCGAGAAGTCGCCTTCCTCATAGACCTTCTCCACGTAGGCCGCCACGGGCTGCTTGACCAGCATCTTGGCTCCTTCGTCCTCAACGTCCGTGTACCGGACCCACAGCAGTTCCCACCCGCGTTTGGATGCAACCGTAATCGGGCCGATCTCCAGGTTTACGACGTTGGGTGACGCGGCAAACTTGAAGGTGATCTCCCAATCGTCCTTGCCCCGCTTCGTGCCCGAGGCCCCGAGGAATAGGACCTCGCCGACAGCGAAGTTGCGAAACGCCGCTTGATTCGTCTTGCCGGTCAGGAGAAAGAGCGTTCCCTTGTAGGCGTCCGTGACCAGGGCGTCGTCGATGTAGTGCGTTTCGCTGAAGTTGTAGACGGGCACTGTGATGTCGACGCCTTCGACATCCTCATGCGTTACTCCGATTGCGCCACCGAAGTTGGGCGCTGCAAAGCCTGGCGCTGGATAGCTCCCCTTCGTTTCCAGCGATTGCGTGATGTGCTCGGTGCCCCCGCCGGTGTCGAACGTGTAGGTCGACTCCTTGGGGTCCTTCACGCCGTATTGGGCCGAGACGTCCCAGTAGCCGACCGCGTCGGACTCGTCGACATGGACCGGATCGATGCTGTAAGTCTGATATGAGAGGCCGCGATAGAAGGCTGGGATCGTTGCCTGGACCAGCGCATGAACGGCCGAATCGTCGTCCGTGCCCTGCACGATATATTCGAGCGTTGCCGACGCACTGTTGTCGACGCCTTCGGTGGCGCTGCGACTGCTCGGTTTTTCATCGATCGTGATTGGCATACGCTGATCCGTCCCTACGCGAACTGCAGTCCGCCCTTCTTGGCCTCTTTCACGAGAATCCCGATATTGCGGTCGATCTCAGCGACCCGCTCTTTGATCTTGTCCACCGGGCCACCGGAGCCCATACCGCGAGCGGCGGCCATCGCGTTGAACGTGCTCTGAACCTCGATCGCGCCGCTAACACCACCCAAGGAGCCGAGGCTGGAAACGGCCTCCTGGGCCTTGGCAATGAGGTCGTCCGGACTTTCAAGACCGTCCGGCCCCTTGTCTTTTTCAGCAGCCTTACGCTTGGCCTTCGCCGCAGCCAAGGCGTCCTGCCACTCCTTGCGGGCGGCGGCCAGGTCGGCCTCGTTTTCGGCCATCTTTCCCGCGTACTCGTCGTCCAGAGCTTGATGGGCATCGAGGTTCTCTTGGCCGATTTGGGCCATCGTGCCTTCGTGTATCGCTGCCGCTCGCTGCCGCTCGGCCTGCCGCTTCGCCTCGCGCTCGGCGATCTTCCGCTCCTGCTCATCGTCGATCCGGCTGAGTGCTGCCTGCTTCTCCTTCTCAACGAGCCTGTTCTCGGATTCCAGGTCGACCGAATCGTCGAACAAGCTCTTGATCCAGTTCCACGCCTTCTTCGCACCCGATTTGATCCGTTCCCAGGTTTTGGCGAAGAAGCCTGTGAATGATGACCAGGCCTTAGAGAAGAAGGCCGTCGTCTCGATCCAGCCGACTTCTAAGGCGTGCCACACCGTTTCGACCACGGCCAACAGACCGTGCCAGGCGTCGTAGCCGATGCGGATGAAGAAATTGCGGAAGTTCAACCAAGCCTTTTCGAGGAAGTTGATGCCTCGTTGCCATTCCATCTTGAGCGTGAGCCATAGAATCTTGGCTGCCAACGCGATGTCGCCGGCCGCAAGCGCGTCGGCGATGCCCTGGTATGCATTTAGTGCGTCATCCTTGAGTACGGCGAATTTCTCGCCCAGCCAGGCGAGCGCCTTTCCGGCGATGCCCGTCGCGTAGAGGATGTATGCACCCAGTGCGGCAATGGCCGCGATAACCAGTCCGATCGGTGAGACGAGGAAGGCAATCACGGCGGCGATGGCTTTGAACACGGCGATCGCAGCTGTAACGATCGAGATGATGCCGCCGATAACCGTCGCGAGCGTACTGAACACAAACCCGAGTGCTACCAAGGCTGCCCCGACTCCCATTACGACGAGGATGACCTTCATCGCGGTGACGACGAGCTGCTTATGGTTCTTGATCCACTCGGTGATCGAACCGGCCGCCTTGCCGAGCCAGTCGGCCATGTCCGATAGAGGTTTGGCCAGCGCGTCGCCTATGGCGATTGCGATTCCCTCGACGGCGGAATACAGGCGTCGAAAGGCACCACCGATGCCGCTGTCCATCACCTTGGCCGTCTTGGCGGCGGTTCCGGTTGCTCCGTCGATCGCATTGTTCAGCCGATCGAACTCGGCAGCCGTCAACTTCGCCCCGCCCGCGATCGCCCGCATGCCGAAGATCTCGTTGAAGATAGCCAGCCTCTTGGCATTGGGCATTCCCTCGACCGCCCGTCCCACGTCCCGAAGGATGTCGGAGACGTTGCGGAGGTTGCCACCGGCATCGGTGACCGACACGCCCAACGCTTCGACCTGGCTGCGGATCGCCGGATCGGCTAGCCGCAACAGAATGTTCTTCATGGTGGTGCCGGCCATCGATCCCTTGATGCCGAAGTTGGCAAGGGCACCGAGCGTCTTGGCGGTCTCCTCCAAGGTGAGCCCGTACTCGGCCGCGACCGGGGCCGTGTATTTCATGGCCTCGCCCAGGTCCATGAGCGTCTGCGCTGAGTTGTTGGCGGTGGCCGTCATTACGTCGGCCACGCGCCCCATCTGATCAGCTTCCAGCCCGAACGACCGGAGTGTGTTGGCAGCGATGTTCGACGCCTCGGCCAGTTCGGTTCCGGTGGCCCGTGAGAGGTTGAGCACCGAGGCGATGGCCGCATCGATCTGTTTTGGCGAGAATCCAGCGCGACCCAGCTCGAGCATACCTGCGGCAACCTGGGCTGCTGAGAACGACGTGGTCCGGCCAAGGTACTTGGCCTTCTCGGTGAGCATGTCGAACTCTTTGCCCGTCGCGCCGATCACCGCCTGTACGGCCCGCATCTGGTCGTCAAAGCCGGCGAAGACCCTGGTGGCGATCGCGAGGGGTGCGGCAGCCGTCATCCCGAGCGTGAGCATCCGGCGTCCGATGTTCTTGAGCTTGTCGCCAAACGCCCGAATCCGTGCCTCGGCCCGCCGCAATCCGCGCACCAGCTTCGTGTCGTCGGCAAACAGCTCGACGAATGCCCGGCCGGCTCGAATTGCGGTGGAGGATACTGCCATCAAAGGGCCTTAGGTTTGGGTCATCGCATCAAACGCGTCGCGCAGATCGCCGACGTTCTCGGGCGTAACACGGATCACGTCGGCCCGCTGGGTCCGATGGACCATCGGATTGAAGTCGTCGGGCGTGAATGCCCGCTTCTTTGGATCGCGATGGCAGTTGGCCAGCAGCGCCATCACGGCCGACGCGAGCATCCAAAGATTCTCGTTGCGGCCCTCGGCCATCAGCAGCAACTGCCGAAGCGTCAGGGTTCGGGGGTCGATGCCAAGGCTTCCGGCGATTCGCCAGACATGGCCCCAGCAATCGTCCGGTCGATGTCCAACGCATCGATCCGTGTCCCCACCGCCGTCACCGCTGCGTCGATCATCTTGACCTGCTTGGCGACCGCCTTCGCCCGATCCGTGCGGCCGCGGCTCTGGAAAAAATCGATCAGTTCCTCATAGAACGCCTTCTGGGCGGCCAAGAGGGTTTGACCATCAAAGCCGTTGCGCACTTCCTCGGCCGTGACGCCCTGCGTCTCGAACTGCTGCTGGAGCATCGCACAGAGCACTTCGCCCAGCAGCATCTCGTCGGTTCCGAGGCGTGTCAGTAGTGGCGGATCGCCCGCTTCAGGCTGTAGCAGGTCGACGCCCAATTGTTCTTTCACGGTCATCGCCGTGCCGAGCGTCAACGTAACGGTCCACGACCGGCCGGCCCTGTCGGTAAATGCTTTCATCAGGCCACCTCCACCCATTGATCGAACTCAGCCAGCTTCGCGGTGACACTCACCGTGACGCCTTCTTCGAGCGGCTCGTTGCGTGAGAAGTTGGTGATCGAGAAGTCACCCAGCGGCCCCTCCGTGCCCGAGGCGTCCTTTGCGCCGGTGAGCACGGCAAGACGGAGCGAGCCGCTACTGAGAAACGCCGTCTTGATGGCCTCGAAACCCGCATCGCCCGGA